GGTGCGGGTGGTGCGGGTGGTGCGGGTGGTGCGGGTGTGAACAGGTGGACCACTGCGACCCACTCCCACAGAGGGATCGGCAGAGTGGCCGCAAAAACTGATGTCCCTGGGTGCCCAGTCATCAATGACGGTGACACCATCAGCATTACGAGATTTGCTGTAGATGCGATAGCCTAACGAGACCTCCTTGAGGAGGCCGCGATCAAAATCGGCTCGTACGGATTGCGCCTGGGGGTGTGAGGCCCAATCCATGCCGGTGGCGATAAGGCGCCGCTTCTGCCGGTCATAGCGTATTGAGACTTCCCCCATGTACGAGGCGGGGGAGACATTATCATGGCCCCAGAGGAGAGGGATAGTTTTTTTCTGCAGGCGGATATTTCCAGGGCCGTGGAGGAGCTGCTCATGGCCGTTGTGCCCCGTGAGCACTACATTCTCCGAAGATGCGGAGAACGGAAATTTGGTAGCACGCACCATGGGAGCGGCGCGTGCACCCATCTCTTCCTCCTCTTCCTCCTCTTCCTCCTCTTCCTCCTCTTCCTCCTCTTCCTCCTCTTCCTCCTCTTCCTCCTCTTCCTCCATCTCGTCTTCGTCTAGCTCCTCTTCTTCCTCAGGTCCCATACGGAACCCATCTTGTGGGGCCACCTCTGTGATGGGGCCTTGTTTTTGCCGACGCCGCCGACGCCGCTTGGCAGAGGAGGTCATAGTTGGGACGGGATGAGTGCAGTCTCAGGATAGCACCCTGAGAGGGGCAGTGCTGCAGGAAGGATTACCCCTGGGCAGAGAGTTGCGACCCATTACGATCAGATACAATTATATCAGCTGGTAGGCCAATCCTCACCGGTGTTATAGTGGATCGTGAACCAATTACTAGCCGTGCGACCGTCTGTTAATCTATAGCGCAAGTAAAAATCAGTAGAGGCGGTCGGCAGTGGTGTCAGTGCAGGAGTCCTCCCTACCGCAATGGTTGGTATGGTCACCCAGTAGCGATGCGTCATCCGGATGGTCAGGTAGCTAGTGCCATAGACGAATACACCCGTGTGCCACGCAGGAGTACCCAGAGCCTCAAACCAGACTGGCTGGATACCAGTCTGCTCTACTCGTAGCCCGTCTACATAGGGCGAAGTGCCAGCAGCAGTAGTGGTGAGCATCCAATGGACGAAAACAAACGTAGATCTTGAGATGACCGCACTCCATCGGCTCGCATTCGCGGTGCTCAAAGGCATGTCCCACTGGTAGTACCGCACATCACCAGTGACGTGGACACTCGCAACGGAGGGCCCGGTAAACCGAAATCTCGCCGTCACGTTCCGGGTGCCCAGGTACAAAGGCTGCACATGTTTGTTTAACGCAGAATCGAGGTGGACGACGGGTTCAAACGGATTTGATGATGCATAGCCGGTATTAGCTGGCCATCGGTTGTTCCGCAGCGGCAGATAAAAACTGCCCGCGTCGCTATCACTCTGCCTGGTACCACTACCGGAGCTCTGACCCTGCAGCGTCACACTGGCCCAGGAGCTCTCCCTATCCTGCCGGTCTACTGCCCGGAGGCGGATGGCACCACGCCCGCGATCTGAGGCCACATCCAGATCGACATAGGGGATGATCACAAACGTAGCAGTACCGGGCAGCAGTCTGGTCAGCCCCACAGAGGAGTGATCTGCACTATTACCGGCCTGCACCTCGATGTGGCCACCATTGCGCACGCGTTCGGCATCCACTTCATTCCACCGGATCTGCAACCCTGACGGGGTGTGGTCCCACACTCGACCATCCGGTGCGGATGGCACCGTCACCGTAAACCGCACTGCACTGCTGCGAGTACCAATCTGGCCGGTAGCACTGCTGGCAATGAGGGTGTAGTCCAGATCGACTGTGTCGGCATCACTGACGGTGAGCTGATAGCTGACGGCCGAACCGGGCAGGACTACGACGGTGTGCCACCCGCCTGTGGTGCCGTAGGCACGGGAGGTCACAGTGATGCTCCCACCAGCACGCACCCCAGCTGAGGGGTGCTCATCCCATGTGAGCTGGGCCATATCAGCCCCGGGTATAGCGACGACGGCAAGACCAGACACTGCTGCCGGTACAGTAGCCAGGTAGCGCACCGTAGCAGCAGCGGACCACGGTGAGGTCCGATTACCTGGATCGCGGGCGCGGGCGCGGTAGTCCTGCCTGGTAGATGGCTCATCGAGCCAGACAGATGTCTGCGAGCCTGCTACACGCACCACTTCGGTCCAGGTGCCGGTAGTAGGAGTACCTACTGGGGCGCGGTAGATGACGATTTGCCCTGCCAGCTGGACATCCAGGTCCTCCGGCAGCTGCAGGCTGTCCCAGGTGAGGAGTAGGCGCCCATCAACTTGAGCCGCGCCGTAGGTGACGGTGAGCCCGGTAATGATGATCGGAGGTGCGGTCTGCCCGGTGATGTCATGCGTCGCACTGACCACCGGAGAGAGCGCACCAGAAACAGGGTCCAGCGCCTGGACCGTGACGGTCCAGGCAGTTTGGGCTTCTTCGGGATCACGGTAGATCACATGAGAAGGAGTGGTAACCGTAACCGTCACGGGTTCATGGTCTTCAGTCTCATATCGGACGATGTAGGAGCTACCACCCTCCACCTGGTCCCAGCTGATCGTGACTTGGTTCAGCAGGTTCTGAGCGCGCATAATGATGCGCTCGTCTATCAGTAGATTCGAGGGTGCGGGCAGGACACTGTGTCGGTTACCGGTCAGGAAGGTAGTATCTGAGGAGTCGTATAGCGATGCGGGGAAGTAAGTGGAGTCAATAGCAGTGTACTTTTCGTGCTTATAGATTACCGCGGTGATTGTATACCGATAGCGGTCGTCCTGCTTGATGCCTACCACCACTGCCCGTGGGGCAGGGTGAGCAGCTACCTCGAGGTAGGCAGGTCCATCCGGCTGCAGCGGGTTCGACCCAGTGTCAAATCCACCACCCAGGTCCAGCCACCCTGCCGACCGATCCACTACGGTATCAACCTGATACCGACCTACTGCACCTGTGGAAAGGGTCACGAATGCATACGAGCTCGAATCCACATCAGTAGGCAATGACTTATTCAAACCGATCCGTTCGTTTCTCGATATAAGCATTGTCGCCCGACCACTATAGCCCGGTTCACCAATGGCTGGGTTGTGGCCACCTACACTACCTAGGCGCCATGGATCAGCGATGAGCAGCAGATCACCGGGTTGCACCGCAGCGCCAGCCAGGCCAGTGGTGAATGTCACTAGCTCATCATTCAGGACCTCAGTGTACAACGCAGACCGTCCGGCACGGATAGCCTGTTCACGGGAATTGCAGAGGTATGGAGAAATCTGGAGGCGCTTATAACGTCCAGCCTGGGCTGCGATAGCATCAGCGTGTTCTACGATGTCTTCAGTGAGCTCATAATCATTATCAGTGTCATTGTAGACCACCCGGGCAGAGGCATGACGACCGGATATTGCTGTTGTCTCCCATTGGAACACTCCATCAATCACATTAGCAGGGCAGAAGATGTGATCTGGTGCATTGATGTCACGTGACTTATCCTGGACAATGTCAAACGCATTGTTAGCCGCATAGAGCTGGCAATCAATAGAGCCGAGCAGCTCTGTGAACAGCTGCAGGATAGGTCCGCTGTGCGTCAGCTGCCCATTCCAGCTATAGCGCCGTTTGCCATTGATCAGCTCATCACAGCGCCTACCAATCTCGTATAGCGTATACACATCAAGGAAGGCATCATCTACAAATGATGCCACGCGCTCATCCTCGAACATATCGTACAGCAACCAGGCAGGATTGCTATGCCAGTACCTCGCGGTGGTCATGGTGCCATCCCATGAGGTGCTGCTGTAGTTGAGACCGCCATCTGCTGCTACAGTGCAGATTGAGGGAATCTTGGTGGTGCGCCACTTACCTTTGACCGCGACCTGGGGTATACCACCAGTAACTAACGACCCAGCTGGGATCTTGAGGGCCAGCATGGATGTGCCCTTGTAGGTGATCTGCCGTCTGGTGCCAATGATGAGAATATTAGCAAGACGTAGCTCAGCCCTCAAATCTTTCCAGTCCCCACCCCTGTTCTGCCGGAGCGTCGTAAACCTGAGCGTCACAGTGAAATCACTATTGCGGTGAGCCGATGGTATATCGACCTTCCGACGTTGGTACTTCAGGGTCCTAGTAGGACCATGATAAAACCACTCCGGTGACGTATAGAATGCCACACCAGCTGCATTTGTGAGAGTCAGGACATAGCCAATCCTAAACGGTTGGAGGCTACCTTTTCTGCGACCATCATTATCAATTGCCCAGCATTGTGGTATATCTACCCGCACCCATATGTGGTGCACCGGAAATGTTCTTGAGACATCGTAGGATGTAGAGGATGTGCCATCACGAAACTGGCTAGTTTTGACACCCCCTGCGGTCTGATTGATTTGGATCTGCTCCCTCCCATGATAGAAATCCTCTACATCTAGCGCTGTGGTGCCATCGGTAAAGTGGGCATAGTCCAGCTTGACTGATACCCCACCGCTATCAGTAGTAGCCTGCTGCCCATTGATGTAGATGGACTTCTTGATATCTGATGTAGTGATGCCATGCACCGGACCATCGCATAGCGCAATGAGCATCAGCAAGAATTCGTCGGAATCGCCGTCTGTGAGATCATAGGCTCCCACCTCAGTGGAGACGGCCACCCCACCAATGAGGGCCTCACCACAGGCATAGGGGATCGGGGCCTCGAAGCTGTCGATATTGCGTGGCCCCTGCCACACCTTCTGCGGATCTTCGGCTGATGGGGTAGGCATGAGCAGACGAGCAATCCCGCCTACGATGGTGCTGATGCCGTAGCCCACCAGCGCAGTGCCGACGATAGCAGCAACACTACCGACGGCCGCACCGGCAGCCAGCTTGACACCACCAGCGATGAATAGCGCCCCGATAGCAGCAAACCCTCTTGCGCCGTCGCTGCACTGCTCAATGGTGACAGTAGCGCCGCAACGGCTGAGGGCGGCCGGATCAGTGACCAGCTCGCCATCTAGGGTCAGCTCCCACTGGCACTGCTGCAGCTGGTGATGCAGTGCAGGGCGCACCACCCGCACGGCTGAGCCTAGCTGCCCTACATGGGTGAGAGCAAGGCTGAACTCATCAGTACCGGCGGCTGCTACCAACTCCGAACCGAGCAGGCGGACCGTGGTGAGCTGAGCGGTGCGGAGCGGCATGGGCAGGGGCAGGGGCAGGGGATGGAGCAGATGAGTGGCGTTGCCGCTGGCGGTGCCATTCGGCTAGCATCACTGCCTCCAGGGCACGGATTTTGTCCATGGTACCGGTATCGTGGAGGTCATAGAGCGACATCATGGCCACCACGGCGGCATAGTCCAGGCCAATCGCTATGCCACTCTCAGTAATGCGCCACTGAGTCTGGAGACGGCTCCAGAGCTCCCAGACCGGCAGGTTGCACGGCCATAGGAGCTGCTCAGCTGGTGGTGTAGTCGGCAGGCTAGAGACCACCTGCACGGTCATACCGCGTGGGATTCCCCGGATGGATTCCGCAGTCTCTGGTGGGGTGTCGGAGAGGCTGAATCGGAGGCACTGGACGAGTTTTTTTCCGCCAGATCCACGATTTCACCTGTCTTGCGCCCGCTGTAGGCGGTGATGATGGCCTCAAACAGTATCGTGGGGATATTGCCTATAGCCAGCAGCTGCTGGAGGTTGGCATTATTGAATTCAGCATGATCACCGTGGGCATTGACTACATCACCCCAGTCAGTGAGCAGCTGAGAGAATAGCTCAAATTCTTCCCCATCGGAGAAGGATTGAGCCCAGGCCAGAAATTCTGGTCTGGGGAGGTAGCGCACCTGCACCCGGAATGCGACTGGGCCTACGATAGGCACATCACCGGAGACATCGAGCCAGAATGCATCGAGAGGAGCCAACTTCAGGGGCATAGGGAATGAGAGTGAGAGTCACGTCCAGACTAGCCCAAAATCCTTATCGCCGGTGGCGCTAGCAAACGAGACGAATTGGATCTGGGTCAGGAGGGCACCCTCCTGACCCCGGACTGGGGTGAGACGCTGCGCAGCACACAGCGGCGCCGCAAAATTGACCTGCTGGCCATTGCCTAGCACACCAGCAGTGCCCTCGCGTGTACCGTCTCCCGACATAGAGACCCCACGCGTAACCACGGTAGATTGATTCGCCAATGCCCATTCGATTGGCACCTCAGTTTGTGAGCTGATATTACCAACATCAGCAATCACACCATCCGGATCAGCCTCGATGGTGATGGTACCAGAGGCGGCGCGGTCATTGATGGTGATGATATTATCTAAACCTCCAACACGGTCGACTACATTGATCTGATTACCTAAATTGAAATCGAAGCTGTCAATTCTCACCCCTGCGCGCCCCAGAGCATCATCACCCACCAGCGCGCCCAGCGCGGTGGTCTCAGCATTAAATGGCAGCGGGCTGCCTGGCATGGTCACTATACCAGTCGTGTTGGGCGTAACCTTGGTTGGTGCTACATATTGCCCGGTCATTTCAAAATATAATGCAACCAGCTGCCCGGCCTGGGCACGTATGGAGAAATTACCACGGGCACCCTTGATGGTCTGCAAGAGGCCACCCTGGTAGAATTCTATCGTCACCGAGGGCGTAGTAGATAGATCTGATCGCGGTTGGATGGTATAGCGTGCCCCTTTAAACGTGCCGTCACCCAGATTATCAACCTGCGCCTCGGCAGTAGTGGTGCACCCACATGCGGCTAGCAGTGGCGCAATACGAGGTGCATCTACTGTGGTGATGGTAGCGTTCGGCGGTGTGGCAGGCGGGGTGTACGTCGGGGCAGTGATAGTATATTCCGTTGGATAGAGCCACACCCGAAACACCAGGCGGGCCACCTGGGTGGTAGTGATGAGGCGCTGTGCACCGGGATGAAATCGCTGCTCTTCCCGGCTCACGACAGTGTTTTCCAGCGGGCTCCATTGGAGCTCACCGCAAAGCAGTGAATTGACCAGCAACCGGCTGGCTGCTGTGCCAGTCGGTATCACACCGTAGTCTGCCTCAGGGGTGACCACCAACAAATAGGCATCATAATTCTGGGTCATGGCTTGGCTTTGGGTGCAGGTGCAGAGGCAGTGTCGGTATGGATAATTTTAGGTCGTGGTGCAACAGAAATCGAAGCCTCCACACCAGCTTCGGCGAGGCCATCGGCAATGCGCCTGGCCACCTGATGCTCTACCACCTCGACCGGCTCCATGGCAATGCCGACCAGGGCAGCCACCAGTGGTGGTGCTGAGCGTTGCAGAACAGTCAGATGGTTTTTCACATCGACCATGATCATGGCTATGGCTGGCGCAATGGTGCTGCGTAGACTCTAGCTCGCTGCTCAGAGGTGGCAAGTCCTGCGTAGTCGTAGAGCACCAGGCGGGGATGGTCGGTGGGCAATGCAGCGACGGTGCCACACTGCCCCTGAGGTGGTGCCACCACAATGCCGGTGTGGACGGTATCAGCCGGCCACCAGACGAGGATGGCCCCGGGTGAGGGTTGCGCAATATCACCCTGCACCAGACCGACAGCAGTGGTCCAGGTGTCCAGCTGTGGGAGGATCACCCTAGCACGGCGGCAGCTGAGCCGCTCCGGGATGCTGTCGGGTATGGCCAGCCCAAAATAGGTGGTAGTCCAGAGCCGCGTCAGCGCCCAGCAATCTGTAGGCTGATGAGCGCTGCAGCAGTCCCGCACGCGCCGCAGCAGTGCATCCCACGCCGTAGGCGCCGGACGGGGTGGTGGTCCCCACAGCGGCACTGGAGCGGATGGGGTCAATGGAGCACCACCTCCGGTTCGGCTGGCCTGATGTACCCGGCTTCTGTACTAGCCTGTAGGGTCACTGAAAGGGCAGTCACGGACTGCGCAGTGTAGCGATGTCGCACCATTTCGAACCGATGGAGGCGCGCCAATGGCAGCATCGGGCTGATGGTGGCCACTGTCAGGAGGCTCTGGCAGATGGTGATCATCCTATCCATCCGCACCGGCGTGCTGGACGGTGTCGCCAGGAGCCACCTGAGGATCAGCCGATCTGTAGCACCAGGAGTGGTCCACCCGGCGGCACTCAGCTCAGACGAGAGATGCGAGGCCATCCAGATGGCCGGATCTTGATCCGGTGGTGAGGAATTGACATCAATGTCACCATCAGCCTGCACAATTAGGCCGTTTTTAGTGGGCCAGACGACGGTGGTGGCTTGTAGCATCATCAGCCATCCATATCGCTGTCGTCCATTGCCTCGGCAATGTCATCCAGTGCCATGGCCACCTCTGCTTGATCCATGGCATCATCCCGCGCCTTGTTCGCGGCAGCCATTCTGCTCATCAGGCGATTTGGGTTGCTCATCGGGGTGATCATAGAGTGAGTGCTAGGCGGTCTCAGTATAGTGCCGTGGCCTGCTGCCGGCGCTGGTATTGATCCGATTCGCCGGCAAAGGCTAGGCGAGCAGCCGCCAGCTGAGGCACTGTGGGTGGTGTGGCAAAATTTTGCACAATGGTGGTACCACCGACAGCGCTGGCGGCAAGAGCGCCACTACCAGCAGCAGCAGGTAGTGGTGGTAGTGGTGGGATAGACCCCCACTGCGGTCCACCACCGAATAGACCACCGACGATGCCGGTGAGCAGATTACCGACACCGCTGGCTATCGGTTGTGCGATGGTAATATCAATGATCTGCTGCTGGATCTGCGAGAGGATACCGACAGAGAGTTGTTGCAGGGCCTCACCCCATGTCTGAGTACCCAATACGAGGCCATTGAGGGCATCATTGATGCCACCACGTAGGCTGCGCTCGATAGCCTGCACCACCTGCTGCTGCTTGGCCAGCTGCTCAGTGAGCTCCACCTGTCGCTCGATGGCAGCGGTGATCTCCTCCGTCACGGGGATGCCATCCTGTCGCAGACGCAGCAGCTGCTCCTCCACCGCTAGGGTCTGCCCATGCAGGGCAAGCTGCTGCTGGATTTGCTCAGTCGTGTCGGTGATGCTATCGAGAGCGTCCCTGCTACGCAGTGCGTGCTGGGCATCACTACTAGCAGCAGCAGCCCGGAGTTGCAGATCAATCTCTGTCTGCGGCAGGTTGCTGCGGACGAGCTGATCCCGGAGGACGGCATGATCACGCTGCGGTCCAGCCCGCTGTGTAGCTGCGACGGTATAAGCACTCTCGTCCGCATAGTACTGCTGTCTAATTTCGCTGCGGCGCAACCGAAATTGCTCGTCGGCCAGGTCTTGTAGCTGAGCCAGCTCTGTGACAGGGACTTGCGCACGACCTGCAGCGTCTATCCGTCCCTCACTGATGGCCTGCAGCTCAGCGTCTAGCCGCAGGCGCTGGAAGATGGCATCAGGGCTCTCATCATTCAGTAGGCGCTGCTGCAGCTGCAGGCGCTGGAGGTTGTGGCTGCCATCCCTGAGGCGTCGGAAGCTCTCGATCTGCAACCTGTCGGTGACGGTCTGCTGGATCAGGGCAATCTCCTCTGGCCCGAATGGCAGACCACGTGCAGCAGCTCGCACCCGCTCAGTAGCCAGAACCTGCTCCAGACGAGGGGCGCTGAATGTAGCTACCTCAGCCGAGGTGATGTCTGCCTGCGTCTGCGCCCGACGCAGCTCATCCTGTCTCCTAATCTGCTGTCGTATGCGAAATGTACGGGTGACCTCAGGATCAGCCTGGATATCAGCTAGACTCACATCACGATTGCGATCAGCTACATCCAGCTGGTGTGCCAGGAGCGAGAATGGATCCACATCCAGGCGCCGCTGACGTCGGTTATTTTCACGAGTCAATCTTTCATTCAGCAATTCTGCACGGGTGGCAACCTCTACCGGGTTGGGGATAGGGTCCTCTGGCACTGCAGCAAGATCCTGCAGGATAGAGCGAAAGAGCTGGTTGGTGACATACCTGTCCGTCGGGCGGTCGGGGTTGTTCTGATTATATTGTTGTACCAAATCCTGGAGCAGTCTGTCTGAATCCAGTCCCTGGAGTATGCTCTGGAGCTCTTCGGACACCGGGAGGGTAGCAGCTGCCTCATTGATTAGCCGCGACTGCTCCTCCGTGGATAGTCCATTTGCGGCTATATCAATCCTGGTCTGCAGGCTGTTAGAATCTAAGTTTATCAATCGTATTGCAGTTTGTCGCGTCAGCAATTCGGCATCACTCAAGGTGTTATCAATGAGCTCTCCCTGCCGGCTCTGTGACACGGGAGTGGTCACCAATGGCGCCAGGGACGGGTTGAGAATAAATGTACCTTTCCCACTGGTAATATGATCCACGAGCTCCTCTACATCTGCATATGGCAATGTCCTGCCAGAGAAGTCCTGGAGAGTACCGAGTAGACCAAGCTCATCTAACGAATGCTTGGCAAGGTCTCTCACCACGCCTCTACCCAGTATATTCTCCCGCCGAATAAATTCTTCAGGCCCTATGTCGTTGCCATTAGATAGATTCAGAAAAGCGTCAATCAAATTGATAATGCCGGGCGCATTCAATTTCTCCAGGAGCCCTGCCAGGCTGTTACCGGTCTGGTGCAAGGTTACATTTAATTGTTGCCAGGCCCCATTGAGGGTGTTGACGTCATTATAGGCATCACGCCACACCTGCAGCGGATCTTCCATCTTCTCCAATTGACCATGAATCTGATCTAGACTTTGGACGGCGCGCTGCACATCCAGGCTAGCTGGACCACCTAGCAAATTCTCCAGCTGGGCAGTATTGAGCTCCTCGCCAATAGATCTGAGTGCAGGCAGCAGCCCATCTTCTAGCTCCACACCTAGCTCACTGAGGCGCTGGCTAGTAGCTGGACTGGCCAGCGCTTCGATAGTGTTGCGCACCAGGGTGAGAGCACTGTTTACATTACCAGCAGATTGGTTATAAGCTACATTGAAGAATGCTGTGAGCTCTTCTATACTGACCCCAGCTATGGAAGCCGAGAAGCCACTCTGTCCAAACAGGTTACGTCCTACATCTAGCGATGCACCACCACGGTGGTATAGGGCATTGAGGGCATTGGTAGCCTTGAGGGCATCACCTATCTCCAAATTATAGTTGTGCAACACCGGCGCTATAGCGGCTAATGAGGAGCGCAGATCAGTCTTGGTGCTAGTGCTGAGCGCCTGGATCTGCTCTACTGCGCGCGTATCGACACCGTCATCAGCCAGGCCTAAGCGAAGGGCTTCAATCTGCGCATCTTGGATGGCAGCAAACCCAAACTGGCCGGTACCACGATTGATGGCGCGCTGGGTCTGGCGTTCATTGAGTGTTTCCAGATCACGATCTAGGGCCTTGATTTGCTGACGGTAGACCTCAATTTCTCTATACCGCGTGAAGGACTTATTGAAGTCAACAAACAAGCTGAGCAGGTTGGCGACCACCAGGATCACATGCCCGTAGCGCAGTGCCAATTGCAGCATCCCACGACTGACAAATAAGGCGGCCTTCCCTACTCCTGAGAGGCTACCACTCATCCTGTCTGTGATAGGCAGGACAGTATTGAGTCCCAGGAGCGCCACCTGCAGCCCGGCGCCCACGCCTAGCATGTTACCGCTCAGCAATGCGGTAGACGTTATAAGCGCACGCATCACATGTTCAGATGTGAGCATAGTAGCCTTGAACTGCGTGAGTGCTTCTCGTACTTTCTCCGTGCGTTGTTCAAATGTTTGATTTTCGCCACCAGCTTCCCGTAGTGTGGTGACTACAGATTTGAGGCCATCTATTGTAGGCTTCGCGCCTCGGCTACCGAATAGCAGGCGCCGCACCCGTTCTCCGGCTTGTGCCCACCCATTGGTGACCCTTTCAGTGCGCTCCACCTGCTGATTGACGTCAGAGATATCTTCAGCGGTGGCACCGGAAAATTCATTTATCCTGTCGGTGAGGCCACGTGCACCGGCAGCCACCCGACCTATGGGAGTCTGTCGCGCGAGCTCGGCCTGCAGGTTGCGGATACGATTCCGGGTGGCATCACTCTGGGCACCTAGTGTGCGGGCATACTCATAGGCCGGGGTGAGCCGTCTGGGATCTGCGGTCTGCTTCTCGAGTTGCTGGAATGCTCTTATGGCAGCATTGTATTGCTGCTGCTCAGCATTGTATTGCTCGGTGAGGGTATTGATGCGGCCCTCTATATGTCTCTGGCGCCGGTTGATGAAGTCACTGGCCTGCTGTCGGGTGCTGGCGGTAGCACGGCCTACACCTGCCACACCAGCAGATGCTGCAGCACCAGCAGCACCAGCAGCACCGGTGACGGCCTGGCCAACAGATGACGATTTTACCTCCTCTGCCGCACTGGTGGCAGCCTCAATGATCTGCTGTCGAATTATATCGGCCAAGCGGCGCCGCACTGCAGGACCGACACTGGTGTGACTAAATCGTACGATCTCTCGGACAGCGTCCAGCACGTGCTCTAGATCCGATTTGCCTTTTGCATCGACGTGGACGCCGATGCGTACATTCTGCTGACGAGGCTGGCCGGACTGGGTCATGTAGCATCCTCCTCACCCCAGACCTCACGATGGCGGCAGGTCAATGTATTTCCCACCAGCCCGCCATTAAATACACCTAGCACTGCAGCCATGGCATACCTAATACAATCCAGCGCTTCATTGGCATCAGTAGACTTTTTGACCCATTGCACCCGCAATTTGCCGGTGCGGGTACGCACCAGCTGGCGCCGCTCACTGAGGATCTGATCAATGTATGCAGGTATGCGTAGATGGTCGCTCAAATGAATACGCTGGCGGCCACCACGCAGGGCCAACCTGTCTTGTAGCTCGGCTTTGGACTCGTGGTCGCCGACGACAAAGATGCGCTCCCCTTTGCGGCGGTGATCAGCCGCCCGGGTGGAAGAGGCTTGCACAAACGGATAGTCCGGTGCCCCGCTGCCCTTGCAGCAGTAGATGCGTTTATAGCGAGCCCTTTGTTCACGAGCAAATTGCCTTGCATAACGACCACGCGTCCCGCCCTGGCCGTAGTCTACCAACGCTGCACTGACCAGGAGCGACCTACCGGAGGGATGCGCCCTAGGTAGATCTAACCAATTCGCTAGGGCCTCCCAGGGTTCCGTGGTGACCGTATCACCAGTGAACACCTGATGATCCAGCACCCAGAATTCATTATTTGCTGCAGCACCGATGAGTGTTGCTTCTAGGCGGTCATTCTGTACATCCACACCACCTGCGAGCAGGAGGACATCACGAGGCAGCTGTGGTTCATTGTCCCACCCGCTGCGTTCATTGAGTAGCTTCTCGCGCAGGTTGTCCAAGTTGATCTCATCATCATAGGGCAGGCCCAGCCGAGTATTAATGAAGACCTTCATTTCTTGCTCATTTTGCGGATCAATAGCCTCGTACTCCCTGACCACCTGAGGCCACCCAAATGTAGGCAGGCAGGAGTATAGAAGGCTGATGTGGAAGCCAACCCGGGCAGGATCTGCGCAGTCTGCGGTAGGAATCCATTTTCCTGCATCTATCATAGCGCGTTGATGTCGATGGGGAATTGCTCGATCACATTCTACACAGATGTATTCCACCTCATCAGGTCTACCGGGTGGCCACTTCATCTGCTCCCACACCAGCGGTTGCATATGCCCGCAATGGGGGCATGGCACAAAAAAGTAGCGCTGGTCTGTAGTGAGGAATTCGCGATATATAAGCGACATCGATTTGAGTTTAGGTGAGGAGCCTACGATCATCAGAGGGCGCAATGACTGCGTGAGCCTAGCTTGTGCCAGGCGCAATACATCGCCCTCACCTTGCGAGTCAGTGGGGAAGGCATCGATTTCATCGCATATGACATTGTCTATACTTTTAGCGCGGAGTGTAGCCGCTGCACCGGCATTGCCAAAATAGGCGACGCAATTGGCAAAAGCCTTCCGAGTCAGGGTATCATCCGGGCCACGAAATCCTCTAGCTCGGACTAAACCATGGAGTGGTGGACGAGATAACAAGGGATCAATCCGATCTCGAACGAATTCATCAGAATCACGCTCCCGCGGGTTGATGAATAGTTGATTAGCGGGGTAGTAGTGGGTAAAGTAGGAGAAGAGCCAATCCAGCATGGAGGTATAGCCAGGCCGTGAAGCTTTCATCCATACACCATATAGCCTCATGTATGTTATCCATATATGATACATGATATCCAATGCCGAGCGCTGGTATGAAAACAGACGCACCTTTCCCGGTGTGGGGGAGGTCAGGGGTTGCATGGTGCCGTAGGTATCGATCCAGCTAGTCCAGCGCAACGGTTTCGGTGGGCGGGTAGCTGCTGCAGAGGCCGCCCGCAATTGTGCTAGCCACTCCTCTGACGTGCACGGGACTACAGTGGCCATGTATGATCGATCACGTTCCGGAGTGCCTCGAGGTGCGTTGACGGCAGTCCCAGCCGGGTAGTGATTTGCGCCGGCAGTGCCTCTGCCCATTGCCGCAGCGTCCTGGCCTGCTCCAGCACCAGGGCTTCCGCCGCATGCCGCTCTACCAGGGTGCCCTCCTGGAGCAGCCGCTTCAATTTTGCGAGACGCCATTTTTCGACCTCGGCTTCGGCTTTGGCCACAGCCAGGCGGTCTGCTACATCTGGGCTATGGGCCGGCAATCTGAGCTCCTCATCTAGGGTAGGCATAGCCGCTTCAGTAGAGCAATGGTGACAAGCGTGCAGAACACTGCCTTGAGCATAGCAGAGGAGCGCTCTGTGATCCACACCCTCGAGGGCGTGACGGTAGCTGAGCAAAATCTAGACGGTGCACTGCGAGATCAGCTGGCGGGATGGGCACAGCGCCCATCAGCAGGAGCAGAGCTAGTAGAGGCCATCAGCGGGTCCATCCCGAGGTGGCACCATGAGCTGCGGCAGCCCTGGCGCGTGGATGTGGACGTCAGTGGTCAGCTGCAGCTGCAGCCGCAATGGAGTGTCTCAGATGCGGCAATAGAGGGTGTGCGCCATCGTGCGATAGCGCACCAGGCGCGGTGGCACGGGGTGATTGATGTCGCACCCCAGCTGATAGACCGCATCGATGAGAGCACCGCCGTGGGTGAGAGGCTAGTCGAAGGGGTGTGGGTGGCAATACCAGGAGCAGAGCTGCACCGCACCCATGCAGTACTGACCACCTCAGTGGTCAGCCGAGAGGTGAGCCGTCGCAATGTGTTCCTCAGTTTGGACCAGTCCACCGGTGCGCCACTGCTGGCGAGGTCAATCCGCGTGCGCCGCAATATGCACAGAGTACGGGCCATGATCGTATTCGGCACGCGGCGGACGGTCATGCAGCAGCTGAGCAAGGCCGTGCAAGCGGCCCTGCCGACACTGATCGCTGGAGGCGACGGGATTGAGCATAGCACAGTCCGGGTAGATCCGGTCAGGCTGGCAGTACTGGCCGGGCGCCTGGCCGTTAAGCTCTCCGGTGGTAGCCTGCTGCGAATTTAGCGCCGGTCCCGGTCCCGGTCCCTGTCGTTGAGGCCAACACGGCGCACGATGCCTACTACCAGTGCCAGCAGACCGTTTTCCGGGATGGGCGCCTCACCTATGAGTTCCGAGGCGACAAAGCAGACAGCCATGAGGATGATAGGGAGCAGGGTTTGCCACACCGGCGTGGCGGTACAAGCGAGTTCCATGAGAGAGAAATGGGGCATATACACC